CTTGAGGGCCTGTCCGTAGTTCACGTCGGCATACCACTGTTGCGAGGCCGTCCGACCGTACATCTCCCGCTTCGCGTCGTCCACGAGGCCGTCTAACTGCGTTTCAGGCAGTTCGTCCTCGGCGTCGTCGTAACTCGTGGCGTCACGGACAGCGGTCTTGAGTTCGCTGTCAGTCTCAATTGCGAAGTCGGGAAGTGTCATGTTAAAGTAAAGTACCCAGTTGGCCGATTCCGAAGTCGATACCCTTCGTGGCCGCCAACATCGCCAGTGCCCCTTTCGTCATCAACCATCGCTTCTCGTTCCGTGAGATGCGTGCGTCGTGTTCGTCAAGGGCTTTGTCTACCGATTTCTGGCGATATGACGGCTCGTATTCCGACGCGCTATCAGCCGCCATGCTCAAACGTCAACACCCCGTTAGAACAGGGCGCTGACGTTCTCGATTTTGATGGCGTCGTAGGCGACCGAGCCGCCCTGACCGTCGTCGGTCTGGTGACTGCCGAAGCCGAACGCCTGACCAGCGCGCCAGTAGAACTCGTACTCAAGCGCGCCGCCGTTCTTGCGAATCGGCTCCTCAATCATCGTCGGCTCGGGCTGTTCGTAGACCGAGAAGAAGTCCCCACCGTGGTCGGGGATGAGGTACATCACGTCGTCATCGTCACCGTTCTGCGCGGTGGGGAGGTTGCCCGTGATGTCGAAGTTGAGGGTGTCGGGGGCGTCGGGCGCGGTACGGAGGCCCGTCTGGTTCGGAATCAGGAACTCGCCGCCGACGACCGACTGACCGACGTTCTGCGCGTCGTCGCCCAAGTCCATGAACTGGGACTTGATAGCCGCGCCACTGTTCGAGTCGATGGTGTTCCAGAGCGCCCGAACGGAGTGCGGGTACGCGGCGAAGTCCCAACCGTCGTCAGCGTAGATGCCTTCGGTCTGCTCGTAGGCGACACGCTGGATGATGTTGGACGGCTGGCCGTTGTCGATGCTGTACGAGGAGGTGTAGTCACCAGCGTTGATGACGTTCGAGGACGGGATGTTGGCGTCGAGCCAGTCGAAGACCCCAGGCTGAACCTCGTTGCCTTCCTCGTCGGTGATGCCGAGGAGGAACTGGAGGTCGGCCTGAATGTCGAACATCTCCATGAGGGCGTCCTGTGCGCGGTTGACCTTCTCGGTCGCACCGCCGATGTCGAGGTCTTCCGCGTCCACGGTCATGCCGTGGGTCATGCGGGGGATGAGAACCTCGTCGCCAACGTAGCGAACGATGTCCACGTTCCCGAGAACCTCGCCAACGGACGTGGTGCCCGTCGGCATATCGGACTTGGCATCAACGTAGACGCCATCGCCCTCCTCAATCTTTCGCGTCCCGCGCTCCATCTCGGTGACGGGAGCCATCTCGCGGCGAAGGCCACGGCGGTCGCGGCCTTCACGCTCCAACATCACGTCTTCGTCGGGAGCGACCTGCTCAGTGAAGTCTTCCTCAGTGTGGAAAGAAGTGGTTGCCATTAGTAGTGTACCTCAGTAGTTACTCCTTCAGTTCGCTGAACATGATGACACGAACGGGGTGGTCGAAGCGGTCTTCGGCCTGACCCGCACGCTGTCCAGGGCGGTAGGCGACTCCCACTGCCTTGAAGTTGCTGTTCGAGCGGTTGAAGGTGGTCGTAGCGGCGTCGTCGTTCTCGTCGTTGACGTAGCCTTCCTCGACAACGCGACCAGCCGAACTGGGCGCGTCGGCGTCAGCCTCGTCAACGATGCCGACGACATCTCGGTGCGAGATGGACGGAGCGGCGGTCACGCCGTCCGTAGTCTCCTCGACCGTGCGGACGCGAAGAATCGCGGAGTCTTCGAGAGGCTGGTACTGAACGCGCTGTCCAGCGTACGATGTCTTCCTCCCACTCGGCCGCCATCGCTTCTGCGTCGTAGCGAGCGAGGCCTGCCTGCTCGTCCCCGTCAGCGAACGCGAGAACATCAACGCCGTCCCCGTCGTCGTGGACGAGTTCGCCAGCGTAGATGCTCTCGTTCGCAACGCCAGACTGGGGCGAACGGTCGGCCTGCTCAACGTAAAATTCAAGTGCCATAGTTGTGTCGTATGTTGTGTTCGGGCTTCGTCTCAGTTTAACCGTACTGACGAGTGTCCTTTATAAAGGCCTCGTCAGGCGGAGTACCCACGCCCGAAGGTGCGGGTGCCGCTCACGGTGGTGTCAGTGTCGTCGGAGTCAGTAGACTCGTTCGGCTCGTCATCGTCCGTGCCCTTGACGGACACGTCCGCGTCGGCGCCGCGTCGAGAACCTCCTCACGACGGTCGATTTCGCCCTCGATGGTGTCGAGGTCTTCGTCGGCGTACTCGTCGCGGTCAGCGCCGAGGTCTTCGAGGGTGTCGAGAGCCTCCTCTCGCTCGTCCTCGCGGTACTCCTTCAGTTCGTCCTGAAGTTCCTCGACCTGTTCGGCCTGCTCGGCCTTCTCATCGAGGTCGGCCACGAGGTCTTCGACAGCCTCGCAGACGCACTCGTCCTCGTCCAGTTCGACCGTGAACTGTTCGGCGGAGTCGAGGGCGTCCTCGATTTCGGTTCGCATCTCGTCCACTTCCTCGCGGAGGGAGTCGCGCTCCTCCTTGAGTTCGGAGATGGAGTCGTTCTTGTCAGCCAGTGCATCCACCGAAAGGTCGGGGATGTCGAAGTCGTTGTCGTTGTCGTCTCCCATGTTTGTGTCTCCAGTGTTGGGGGTGCAACCGCAGTCAGAGTCGTTCGACTCAGACGAAGGCACTTCGCACCCGAGGTCGCGTGCCTTCTCCTTGATGCGGTCTTCAAGCGTGGACTGACTGATGTCGTAATCGCCGTGTCCACGGAGTTGCCACGCATCCGACACGTCCTCGCACGAGTTGATGGGATATTTGGGTTCATCCCCGCTCGTTTCGTCGGGTGCGATAGCGTAATATGTGCCGTCGGCCGTATAGTCGGCGGTCGGCGGCGCAATCTCGTATTCCGTTCCTTCGTGCGTCTCAGACGCGCCATTCACGACAGTGCCGTGTTGGACGTCGTCAAGCCCACAGCCGTCCTCTCCAGAACAGCGCCCTTTCTCGACACCAGCGATGTGGTCGCCGTACATCTGGACTTGGAACCCGTCAACGTCGTCGTCCGTTAGGTCGCCAGTGTTACCATCGTAGTCGGTGGCAACACGGTTATAGAATCCGACGGAAACGTCACCGTGTTCCTCAATGAAAGAAAGTGCCTCGTCATCGGTGACGGGGACGTAGAGGTCTTCCTTGAGCCTGTCGTCGTCCGCGTCGTAACGCGGATTCCGCCAGAACCCGTGGATGTCGTCCACATTCTTGACCATTCCCGAATCGGGGTGGCCGAGAGTGAACGGGGCGTTGTCGAACGACCACGCGGCACGTTCGAGTTCGCCAGCGGGCTTCTTGTAGACCTCCAGTTCGTCACCAACGAGGTACGGCTGTTTGATGGGGCGAGCGACGGTCGCACCGTCGATTTTGTAGAAGCGTTCGGTGTCGAACGCTCCTTCGAGGTCGGCGGGTGAGTGACGATGTGCTTCTCGTCCCAGTTGAAGGAGACTTCATCGTCGTCTGTGGACACAACGCCACTCGCCCCATCGAAGGCAGAGACGCCTGCGTCGTGCGTAAGAATTGCGTCAGTCATGCTGTATCAAGCGTCACTTAGGGTATCACTCACCCCGCCTCGGTTAAACCGTACTGACGAGTGGGGCTTTTAAGAACCAGTGCCATTTCTACTATGCTGTCATCTCCGCAACACGCTCTGCGATGCGGTCAACGTCACGGTCGCTCAGACCATCCGAAGTGGGGTCTTCTGCGGCTGTCTGCTCGCCTTGCTCCATCCCGCCACCGTTCTGGCCGACACGCGGGTTGCCCTCCATCTCAGCGCCCTCGTTGTTCTTGAGGACGGCTTCCGTCCCCATCTGAGCGACGTTGAGGGTTTCGAGCCACTCGCGTTCCTCCTCGCTGAACTCGTCCTGCCAGTCGATGTCCACCTCGCTCCACTCCTCTTGGAGGATGGTGCGGGCTTCCTGCGGCGTGAGAACGAAGTCGTTGATGCCAGCGGAAAGGGTCTGCATAATGCGGCTGAGGCGCTCTGCGTTGTCCAGTTCGGACAACTTGAACATCGGCCCCCACTGCACGTCGAAGTCGAGGTCGTAGTCGTTCGACGCGCGGCCGTCAACCAGACTGACGACACGGTTGACGAAGCGGTGGAGGTCGTCCTCGAAGTCCGTCTGCCGCATCCGCTCGACCTTGTTGAAGTAGTTTTTGATGTCCGTCTCTGAGCCGCTGACCGTGCCGCTCTGCGTGCCGAACAGAACGCTCTTGGTCATCTCGGAGGTGGCACAAATCTGCTCGAAGATAGTCTCGAAGTATTCTTCGGGCTGGAGTTGGCCGTCCGTCTGGAAGTCGTCAATCTCGTAGCCGTTGGGCGTGATGAGTTCCGACTTCGCGTTCATATTCTGCATATTCTCGTTGGCCTCCTCCCAATCGTCGTCGTCCGCGTCCTCGGGCAGTTCGACGTGATACAGTTTCGCCGCGTAGCGGAAGATGGTCTGCATCAGCGACCAGTTGCCCTTCTTGAGGCCGCGAAGGAGGTGGTAGGCCGAGACAAGAACGCTGTCGCCCTCCCACCGACCGAGCGCCTCGTCATCGAGGTCGCCGTCCACGGTCGTGTTCTCGACGTGGTGCATAAAGCGGTTACGGTGGTAGAACTTCACACGGTCGAGAGCGTCGGACTTGTCAACCCAGTCAGGCGGCCCAATGAGGTATCCGAGTGGCTCCTTGTAGGTGTCACTGGTGGGGTCTGTGTCCATCACGATGCCCGTCGGCCGAATCTCGTAGTCGTCGTAGTCGAGTTCTTCGAGCGGGTCGGCCTCCGTGTTGGCGGGGATAGCCCCGTGGCTCCGCTTGTAGCGAGCCATATCGTCCAGCGTGATGGCCTCCATCTTCTTGACGCCCTCGACGGTCACGTCGTCGTCCATCGGGTCTTCCCACACGCCCTCGGTGCTGTCCTCCAGCACGAAGAACGTCAGCGCGAACCCGTCACGACGCGACTTCTTTTTTACACGCTTGTAGTGTTCGACATAATCGTGGCTGTCGATGAGCGTCTCGATGTCACGGTTGCCGTCGGATTCGATGTCAAACCCGTTCTTGAAGGCGTCGTCCACGGGCTTGTTGACGAGCGTCTGCGCGAGGCTCGTGCGGTAGAGCCACCGAATGTCGTTGATGTGCGGGTCGCCCATAAGCCGACGCGGGTCAACCTCGTCAGCCGAGTCACCAGGGTCAGTCCCGACGCCTGCCGTGCGTTCTGCCGATTCCTCAGAGTAGTTGTGTGCCCCAACCTTTCTCGTAGACCCGCTCTGGAACGAGGTAGTCGAGTCAGTCGTGGGCACGTCGAAGTCGTTATCGTCACTCATATGTTAGTATCCACTGCGGTTGTGACCACCGATTTTCTTGAGTGTGCGGCGCGAACCGAACTTCTGCGCGGCAATCCACATATAGACGAACGCTTGGAAAGCGTCGTCGTTGCGGTCGGACATCACCTTGAGTTTCTTCTTCCCGTCGCTCGTCTCCTTACGGTCGGTGTACGGAGCGGTCAGGTGGTCGATGAGCCGCTGTTCCGTACCGTCTCGACCGTCAGAGAGGTCGGCGGCGGGAATACTGATACGGCCAGCCTTAAAGTCGCTGACCATATTCTCAATCATATGCGTGCGCGCGACAGTGCAGTACGCGCTGTCATCGAAGGACGACTCGCTGAACTTCGGCTCGTCCTTGTCCTTGATATTGCCGTAGATGACGCCGCAGACGTTATCGTACCCATCGTCGTTCCAGATGGAGTTACCGTCCTGCAAGTCCTCACGCTGTTTCGCACCGTACCCTCGGTCAGCCTCGTAGTCGCGGATGCGCTGTTCGACCTCCTCCAGTTCGTCTTGCTTGTTGAGGTCGGGGTCGAGGAAGTCGATGTCGCGGAGGATGATGCGGTAGTCGTCGTCCATCGGAACCTTCTCACCGACGACGATAACGGTGTCAGAAGCGTCCTGCCCACTGCCACCGCCCCAGTCCACGCCGACGACAACCTCACTGTCTTCGTAGACACGCTTGTTCGTGAAGCCGTCGTCGTAGTCGAACGCCTCCTCGACGTGATTGTCCGCGAGAAGGTCGTTCTCGGGCGTGTAGAACTCCGCGAGAACCTCGTTCTTGAACTTCTTTTCCGTGTATTTCTGACGCTTGAACTCGATTTTGGCGTCGTCGTGTAGCGGACTCGCGTACTGGTCGATGTGCCAGCCCGTGACAGTGTAGCCTTGAATCTTGTCAGCGGCGTCGAGTTTCGTCTCGATTTCGGCTTCGAGCGCGTCTTGGTCAACGTCGTCGTTGCCGCGCAGTTCCTTGAGTTCCTCGGCCTCACGGCGGAGGTCACGGCGGCGCTCCTTTAGTTCCTTCGGGAGGAACTCGTCGGGCGTGTCGCCAGCCTCCCACTCCATCGTGTCGTCGTTCCAGTCCTTCTGGTCGGACATCTGCCAGAGGTCGTGGAAGAAGGAGTTAGCCATCTTCGGCGTGCCGATGACGAAGATGGTGGGGAAGTACGGCACGTCGGGGACGCTCTGGTCAACGGCTTCGAGGAACGTGGAGAACATCGCTTCGTCCACGTCTTGGAACTCGTCAATGATGCCGAAGTGGCCGTGCAGGCCACGGAGTGCGTCACCATCGCCCCACGCGGAACGTGCCTTCACGTCGGCGGACACGCTCACTGGGTCGCCGTCGTTTTCCAGTTGGCGCTCGAACTTCTGGTGGCTGATGTTGTTCTTGGTTCGTAACTGCTCGACGCCGCTGTTCTTGACAGCGCCTTTGAACCTGTCCATCACCTCTGAGAACTGTTCCTGACGAGGTGCAGTGATGTCCACCTCTATCATCGGGAACTGGCTCACGCCCCAGTCTGCGGCGGCTGTGGCGGTCGTGGTCTTCAGGCAACCACGGGCGAAGTTGAGGACAACGATGTCGCCCCAATTGCCAGGAACCATCGGGCCGTCGTCGTCAGCGAGGTAGTGAAGGAACTCACCGTCCTCGGGGCCGTCGTCCGTGTAGAAGTCGTACTTCCGTGTGGGGTCGTTCGGGTGTTGCCAGAAGTTCCGCATATACAGACGGATGTCGTGCGGCAGTTTCCGTCGTAGTTCTTCTGGTATCCCCTCGTACATTATTCGACCTCGATTTCAGCGGCTTCCTTCTCCTCCTCTGCCTTGAGGGCTTCGGCAAAGTCGTCAGCCGTCTCTGAGACGCTCTCAGCGTCGTCTGACTCGGTTTCTTGCGGAGACACGTCCAGTGTGTAGTCGTTCTGCTGGAACGTCACCACGCCGCCCTCATCGTCGTCTAACGCGACTCCACCGTTCTTCAGATACTTCTTGATGTCGGTGGTGAGCCGCGAGATAGGAAGGTGGAGGTGATGCTCGACCGACTCGTACTTCGTGTCGGTAATCTTACCTTCCATATCTGCCGTCTTCGCAATCTTGTCCTTCGTGTGACCCTCTTGGAAGACGACCTCTCGCATATTGTTCATCTCTACCTCTGCGAGCGCGGCGTTCCAGAGTTGGTCGGCTTGGAGCGACAGGCTCGTCTTCGTCGGAATCGGGAGGTCTACCTCCACGGCGTCCTCCTCGATGAGTTCGGATTCAGCGGTGTCGATGACGCGAGTCTCCTCCTCGACATCGAAATCGTGCTGACTCATCTCGAACAGGCCGCCGACCATCTCGACGGCGAACAGGAACTTGCTGGCCGAGAGGTGCTTGACGAAGTTGACGTAGTTCGTTGCGAAGTGTCCGTGCTTGAATAGTTCTTGTGCGCGTTCCATAAGTGCCTCTCGTGATTTGTGTTGTCTGCAAAAGTCTGACCCATCCTCCACGAATGTGGATTCGGGCATCGCGGTACAGTAACGGGTTTCGCCGTAACGCTCCATCGTGAACTTCACGACAGCGCCACAACGCCCGTCCTGCGGCTCGCTACTGCCGCGCATCGGGTCGAGTTTGAACTCGCCGTGGGCGTCTCGACCGTACACCTCGCCGTTCTGCTCGAACAGTTCCACGTCTGTCGGAACACTGTTCGGCAGTCGTTCACGTAGATTTTTCATACCCATGAGCAATCAAAAACGGTGTGGTCGGGGTGGCGTCGTGCCAGTCTGTTCCCAAGCAGAGTGACACGGCTTTGTCACCCAAAGGGTGACTGATAAGGCGCGACTCGTGAGACTCGCGCCGAATGGAGTGAAGCCAGATGGCTCCGCCTCCACGTACACCGTACTGACGAGTGCCCTTTTTAAGCCGCGCCTCGTTCGACGGTCACGCGGCCATCGACGGCACGCGCTCTCGCACCATCTCACGCAGTTTCTTCATCCGCTTCATCGCGGGCTTGTCCTCGTCGTTCGGGTTCGTGATGTCGCACTCGACCATTAGTTTGTGGAACTGGCTGTCATCCTCAAGCCGCCAGCCGTCCTCTCTGGCGACGACATTGAGGACGCCGAGGGCGACCTGCTCACTGGAGTAGTGGCCGAATGTGTTGATAGTGAGGACATCCATGAACAGATGTTTGGCCCTCTGCTTCTGTGCATCGGTCATCTCCAGATTTGCGGCGTATGCCGTGATGATGCGGCGCTTCCACTCCTCGCGGTTCTGCTGTTTGCGTTGGCGACGAGTCTTGTCAGCACTCGTGCCCTCGCCATAGTCCTCACCCTCCTGACGGCGGAGAGCGCGACGTAGTTCCTTCTTACGCCGCTCGGAGACGTTCAGATTGTTGATGTCGGACTCGTAGAACGTCGTCCGAGTGTCAGCGCGCTGGTCTTTCGTTTGGTACTCCTCTGCGTCGTACTTGTCTTGAATCTCACTCCGCGAACCGTTGCCAGATTCGTTGGCAAGTCGATGCTCGTGTGTCATCTGTCTTCATCCCCCACTACGGCCTCCACGTACTTAAGTCTTATTACTCTGAGTTATCACGAAAATGCGGAGGTCGTCGCCGTCACAGAGGGCGACTATCGAACGCAGTTCTACAGAACTGCGGAGGGGCGGACTTTAGTGAGACTTTCTGCCCGCCCGCGACCTCCCGTTTTTGAGGGCGGGCATCTGTTCGGTGCCCGATGCCTCCACACCGAAACCCTTTAGTACCCGCAGGCCCTCTACTATAGTAAGGGGAGACGATGAGCCAACACATCAGAGTCGGAAACCACTACTACCACCGAGGCGAGGAGATGGAGGTTGTGACCACGCACCACGACGAGACGAACCATATCTGGTATCGCGGTGTCAAGTCGAAGGACAACGCGGGTGTCATCTCGACAACAGAATGGGTGCGGCAACAGCCGTACAGCACCTTCCTCGGTGCAGTCGAGATGCGC